CATTGCATTGAACAGCGTTTTGTCTAGCCATCTCCAGACATTTAATGTTTGGGTTGACTTTCTCAAGCTCTGTTGAGTATCCACCCATCCAATCGCCTTTGCGATTATACACTTCGTATTTCGTTACTTCAGACATTATGCTTCAAGTTTGATGTCGATCTTAGAAGTCTCCTCACTTGGAGATTCATTAGATGAGATTACTGATGATGGAGCAGAATCAATTGTGATGTTATTCTTTTCGAGCCAGACTCTCGATACTGGGATCGAATGCTTTCGACCAAACAGATCGTTCAGTTGCTCTAAGCTCACATTCACGAATGATGTGCCACCTTTGGGTCTTCCACGTTTTGCCATAGTTTTAGTTTTAGTTTTTGTTTTTGTTTTAGAGATTAGTAAGGAAGGCCAGCTTTATCAAGAAGAGATGTGCCTTCACGGTTTGTAAGAATTACTTGGTCATCAGTTCCAAGGACTCCTTTGTAGAGGAGTTCATCCCGAAATTTATCAAGGAAATTTTGAACATCACTGATGTCTTCGATGTTGGATAAGATGCGTTCGATCTCTTTCATGCCTGTATAATAATTGAATTTGAATTTGGGTCAAGAGTTTTTTTGAGAAAAAAGTCACTTTTTTAGACTTTTAATGATTTGCCTTCTTGAGTGAGTTTCCTCTTGACATCGATCTTCATCAGATTCTTCCTCATGAGGATCTGCTCATAGTCTCTCTGGACAGCTTGCTTCTGATAACCAGTCACCGAACAGATCTCATTCAAGCTCATTGCTCCACGCTTCTGCAAAGCTCGAACAATCTGGACTTCCGAGTTTGTCAAGCCCAAAGGATTAATTCCCATAGCTTGCTTAATGTCATTCCAGATTTGCTTTGTAATCTTTTTACAATTAGTAGCAGCAGCATAAGTTTTAACATCTTCTGCCTTGACTACAGCATCCCTTGGGTTACCACGAAAGACTGAGACGATCTCCTTCTTGGCTGCATTGTCGATCTCAACTTTCTTCTCAAGATTACTTGTGAAAATTTTAAACAACTGATCCTCATCATAATCCTCAAAAGAAACATCTCTAAGCCTGTCCCTCAATGGCTCACACAACTTCTCTTGGTTGGTGGTTGCCATACACAAAGAAATTTTACTAAAGTCAAAAGTATAAGTGCCTTGATCAGTAGTGACTGTCCTAACTGGATTCTTATCGACATTCAAAGCAGTCAAGAAAATCTCCTGCAAGTCCTTGGGGATGTTGTGACCCTCATCAATAAACAAGAATGCGCTATGCTCAACCCACAATGGGTAAACCTGCTCGAAGAAAGCAGTAGCGTTCCTGATCGTCTTGCCGTTGATCTCAAGCATTGGAGGACGAGTGCCATCTGGACGCTCAAGAGCTTCGCGGAACTTACGAGCGAAAAATGTTTTGCCGCCACCCTTCTGAGTAGTGAGGTTGATAAATGGCAAACGGTTGGTCGCCTTATAAGAGTCAATGAAGACGCTCAAAGTGCGCTTAACTGAGTCTTGCCCGATTGCATCTTTGAATGCTTTGTTGATTTCCATGCCCAGATAATAGCACCATTAAATCTGGGGTCAACCTTTTTTTGAATAAAAAATCACTTTTTTTTCAGATGTTGATGTTTCAACACCCAAGGGATGACTAAATTCTCTACGCAACGCACATAAGCTTCCTCATCATTCTCTGCCATAAACGCCACACCAGTCATCTCGAATATAAGATGAGTGACTTCATGAACCAGTGTCCACCAATGCTGATCTGGATCTGTCAAGCATTTTTTTGCGATTATAATTTCTCCTTTGTCTACATCGCACTCTCCCCAATCTTCCATCTCCTTATAAATAATTTTTATTTTTTTATTTAAAACCTCGACAGAAGAAAGTTTTCTCATTATAAATAATTACACTTTGCCCTTGACTGGGAACCAATATTTGACAAAATATTTCTGATGACTATAGACGAGAAATTAAAACTCCTTGACACAGTAAGGAGAGAGATGAAAGAGCTAGACGATCAAAAAAGAGCTTTGTTCAGAATGGCTAGAGATAAAATGGATTTACCAGCAAAATATAATAATGATCTTTGGGATTATACAGTATGTGGATTACAGTTCCTCAAGTATGACATCCGAATTGCTCTCGAAGAAGAGGAGAAAAAAGATTAAAAATACTCTTGACTCTATTTTAAATTCATTTAAATTGATCTCGATGAACATATTTTGCTTAGACAAAGATCCTGAGATTGCAGCACGACAGCACTGCGACAAGCACTGTGTCAAGATGATCCTTGAGTGTAATCAATTGCTCTGCACCACATTCTGGATGCAAGACATTGAAGCACCATACCGCAAGACTCATTACAATCACCCTTCTGCAATCTGGGCCAGAGAATCCCGTGGCAACTTCGAGTGGCTTGTCCAACATGCAGCCGCACTTCTCAACGAGTATACCCAAAGGTATGGCAAGCGTCACAAAAGCACTGATGCTTTCATCTGGGTATTAGAGAATAAGCACCGCTTGCATTTCGATAAGGAAGAGCAGACTGAGTTTGCTGTAGCCATTGCTCAAGATCAAAGATGCCGCCAACTCCCAAACTTCGAGACACTTTCGGTTGTCGAAAAGTATCGCGAGTATTATAATCATGATAAATCATACATGGCCAAGTGGCAGTATAGCAAAACCCCAGAATGGTATCAGCCTAAATGACTAAATTTAACTGGTTCCTAATTGGCTTATTAATTGGCGAGCTTATTATATGGTTCGGCTGGATGATGAGAATACATTTTAATTTACCATGAAAGAATACTTCGAAAACTTTTTTGCACTAATTGGATCAATACTTATTGGTTTACCACTTGGTTTTTTTGTTGGTATAATTTGCTGGATTAAATTTCCCTTCCAAATTTACTATCAAGCAAGAGCAACTTTAGCTTTACAAAGAATCCATAAAGCACAACAACAAATCAAACAACTCCAAGATGAGGAGAAAGATATTTGGGAAAGACATATTGACCGAATGGAAGAAAAAAAATCTTATGACAATTGAAGAAGTTATAACAATGCTGGAGGAAACTACTAATGGTCTTAAAGACACATTGCGTAGGAAAAGTTCCGACTATACTGGTGGAGAAGGAAGTCAAGATCCTTTCGCTAATTTCAAAGCGACACAAGTTCTTGACGTTGATCCTGTCATCGGAGTCATGGTAAGAATCATGGATAAGATCCAACGAGTTCGTTCTTTCGTCAATGATGGAGAACTCAAGGTATCAAACGAAAGTGTTTATGATGCTTTCGATGATATGATCGGCTATACAATTTTGGCAAAAGCTATGGTCAAAGAAAAAAGGGGTGTGACACTTGATAAGCAAATCAGGGGATCTCTCTGGAAGGAGTTAGAAGATAACGTCTCTAAAGAGGACTAAAAACTATTAAAAATTCATCAACCATCAAAGCCCACTCTTTCGAGAGTGGGTTTTTTGTGTAATATAGATTATGCCATCTGTTACCAGAATTCATTCTTCTGACGCTGAAGTATATATTGATACTAACAGGTTAAATGCGGTTCAATCATTTAGTTATGAAAACTCAAAATCTTTTAGCGAAATTAGAAAATTGGGATCTTATGAAATTGAAAATCGCATTCTTAATGCAGATCAACCAATTAATTCTACCGTAAATTTTTTGGTAACAGATTATATTTTAGAAAATACTGCCAACAGATTAGATTTACTATCCTTACAAACTTATACCCTCAAGTTAGTAGAGACAGCAGGAACAACAACACTTTCAAATTCATATTTAAATAATTATAATTTAAATTTTTCTGTAGGAGAATTAGCCCAAGGTTCTTATGGGTTTATTAGCGATTCAATAAGCACAAGTTCAGATGTCTTTTCAGCAACGTCAAATGACTTTAATGTTTTTAGACCGCAAGACATGACTGTAACAACAACGCTTGATGAAGGAATCAATAGTTCAGATTATGCAATTCAAAATTGTAGCATCTCCATTCCCATAGAAAGAACTGCAACAATAAGGGCTGGAAGCAGAAGCCCAAAGAGAAGATACCCTGTTTTACCAGCTCAAGGAACTGTATCATTCTCAGTTATAAAAAGGAATGTTGAAACAGTTGATTTATCAAATTTAATTTTAAAAAAGGGTAAACTTCAATTTGATATTTCTAATACAATCTTGGGGAGCGAGTCAACTTACGGAACTTTAAATATTGATGTATACCAATGCTCATTAATATCAATAAATAATGGTAATACTTTAGACGGAAATGCAACACTTGACTTTAATTATACATTTCCGATTTCAAATTCTGCTGTTGATTATTTTTTTAGTAGCTAACCATCCCCTTATTTGGCCAAATCCCGTTTAAACTTGGGACTTTTTTGTGTATAAAATAATATGCCAAGAAAGAAGCAAGACGAGATTCACTGTGATTTTAGCACAACCTCTGGAGATTGGGTATCTTACAGGGCAGAAGTGACTGGTTTTTATGGCACTTACGATTCTTCAGAATTAAATGATCACATTGTTCGTGAGTTTAACAAAAAAATAAGAGACTTAGGTATGCCAGAGTCTCTTTATATTTCCCCTTATGATGATGGATTACGTTACATTGGGGATGGAACAACCTTTGATGGTTAATTAAAAAACCTGTTTTTTCAAGGTTTTAAAAATATCATACAAGCAATAGTCTTGTTTACTTGCTTCAC